TTGTGGCGAAGACGGAAGCACAATCGAAAGAACGTTTCTTTGCGCTGATGGATGAAGGTGTGGCGATGGGCGTGCGCGAGGTGATGGCGTGAGTGCATTGAGCGTGAAGATGAATGCGCTTAAGGCGGAGATGGCGGCGATGTTTCCGGCGCGGGTGGTGACACGGGATTTGCAAGATTTTCCGCAGCGTTCTGCGGCAGACCGTGAGAAGGGAATTTATACACTGGTGTCGCGCAGCGAGGATAGCTATACCCACACGATAGGGCGCGAGGCTTCGGACGGTAATCACAAGATCGGGTTGCTGGGGCAAATTGAGGTTGCCGAGAATGCCCCCCCTTCTGCGGTGGAGGATGCCGAGGGGATGATGATTGACGAGGTTAAGGCACTCATGCGCAGCCGCACCCAGTTGACCAATTCATTGCGCTTGATTGGGTTTCGGCAGAGCGGGCAGCTTGAAGCGCCTTGGGGCTGGGTGGCGTTTGATTTGGTGATGCAGGGCGATTAGTTTTTTTGAGAGGAAGAGTCATGGCTAAGAAAAATTCAGCGGCAGATGAGATTCAGACGGCGGGTATTGGCGAAAGTGGCGCTGTAGATAACACCTCCTCCCCTACCCCGCCTACGGTGGCACCAACAGTTTGCCCGCATCGCGGCAAGGGCGGTAGTTATGTGGTGGACGATGCCACACAAACCCGCACCCCCAACCAACAACCAATCGAGGAGTAAAAAATTATGGGAATGAAACTCAATATTTCTTCACTGCTGGTGGCGATGCAGGCCACCCTCGGCGTGGATGCCAATCCGACCGGTGCGGCGAATGCCATTTTGCTGCGCGGGAAACCTTCTCTCACACCGCAGGTGATGACGGAAGATCAGCGCAATATTCTTATGCCCTATTTCGGTAATCAGGGTTCGATGAATTCGGCGGCTTTTGGGCAACTGGATTTCGAGTTTGAGCTGGCGGGCTCCGGCACACCCGGCGTTGCTCCGGCGTATGGACCGATCTTGCGCGCTTGCGCGATCTCGGAAACGATTATGGCGGCAGATGTGGCGGGTATGGCTCAGGCGGGCGGCACTGTCTCTTCTATCGTGCTGGCGGCGAACTCTTCGGGGGTAAACGACTTTTACTCCGGTATGCCGATCAGCATTACCGCCGGAACCGGCGCGGGTAAGAGCGGCCTGATTTTGGAATACAACGGTACGACCAAGGTGGCGAACATTGTTTCTGCCAATTGGGTGGCACCGGATGCGACCAGCGCTTACGCCATCGGCGCGAATGTGGCTTATCGCCCGGTATCGAACGCGCTGGAAGCGGCTACGATGTATTTCAACATCGACGGCGTGTTGCACAAGTTCCTCGGTGCCCGCGGTACGGTTTCGTTCTCGCTGGGTGCGGACAAGATTCCGTTCGGCAAGGCGGTGATGACGGGTGTTTATGTTCCGGTGATTGACTCCCCTGCACCTACGGTGAACTTTACCAAGTGGCTGCGCCCGCTGATTGCGAACAGCGTCAATACCCCTTTCTTTTCGATGCACGGCCTCGCTACGGCGGCGCTGGATACGTTGAGTCTGGACATCGCCAACGCGGTGCAAAAGGTTTCTCGCATCGGATCGTTGCAGACGGTGGAAATTACCGAGCGCAAACCCGTGGCAAACGTATCCATGGAAGCAGTGATGGTCGCGGTGAAGGATTGGTTCGGCATTTGCGCGGCCTCGACACCGGGCGCGCTGGGGGTGATCCACGGCACGGCGGCGGGCAACCGCTTTGCGCTGACCTGCCCTTCTGTGGTTCCGAAAGCGCCGAAGTATGCCGACAGCAACGGCACAGCCATGATCCAGATGAGCATGGATGTGACCCCGGTGGACGGCAACGACGAGTTTAATTTTGTGGTTTATTGAGCGAGGAGAATAGCGATGGCATTGCGTTTGGATGATAGCGAAGAGATTTTGATTAAGAAGTGGCCGGTTGTGGTGTCTAGCCCCAAGGACGGCGGCGGCGTAAGCACCAATGAAATTTTGGTGGACTTTGCGCTGTTGCCGCAGGACGAACTGGATACCGTGATCGAGGCTTCGCGTGACGGCGATGGCGGCGGCGATGCCAATGTTTTGCGCCGTGTGGTCAAGAGCGTTTCCGGTATTGAAGATGCCGATGGCAAGGCAATCGACTACTCGGATGATTTGCTGAACCGCCTGTTGAAACGCCCGAACATCCGCTCGGCCATGATGACGGCTTACTTCGATGCGGTTATCGGCAAGAAGGGCAAGCGAAAAAACTAGCCGGAGCCGCGCTGCATTGGGCGGATGAATCGTCCGGAAGCAGCACGGCAACAAGCGATGAGAAACGCCAAGGGCTGCGCGATCTCGGCATGGGTGAAGAGCAGATCGACCAGATGCTCGGCACGAATTCCGCACCCGAAGACGATGAACCCGAAGAGGAAAATGTTTTTTTAGTCTGGCCGGAAAACTGGGATTGCGTACGGGTGTTTCTATCGCTAGGTTCGCGCTGGATGGCGGACGGAATGAGCGGTTATTTTTACGGGATGGAGCGGGCGGACATTTGGAGCACGATGCAAATGCTACAGATTGAACCACCCCGCTACAGCCAGGTGCTCGAAGATTTTCTGGTGATGGAAGCCGAAGTTTTGAAGGTGTTTAACAAGAAGCATTGACCGTATACAACCCCGCTCCGGCGGGGTTTTTATTCGCCAAATAACAGCCTGTTATTGGCGCGCAAAATATTTGAAACTTTAGTCTGTCCTTAAAGTATCAATCACGCTGGCATGGGCGCTGAGCACATCATCGGATTACGGCTGACCGCCGATAACAAGGAAGCGGTCGAGGCAATCAAGGCGGTACGCACCGAGCAGGATAGGCTCGGTGTTTCTGCACGCGCGCTGATGTCCGATGCGGAAAGGCTGAATACGGCGCAAGGCCGGATGGCCAGCAGTTACAACGGGATGAATGAGGCCGTGCGGGAAAACACCGTCGGCATGTTCAACGCCTCGAAAGAAGTTCAAAAACTCCTCGATAAATATGACCCTCTAGGAACGAAGTTGCGTGCGCTGGAGGCGGATTTTCACGCGCTGGATAAGGCGGCTTCGCAGGGACTGACGGGGACGCGTAACGATGCGGCAGTGGATAAGACTTTCGCGATGTTGAATGCGGAAATCAGCCGGACAAAATCGCTGATGAAGGATGCGGGTGTCGCAACTGAAGCCAACAGCATGTCGATCAAGAGCCTAGGGCTGCATACGCAGGAGGCGCGGCACGAGCTGCTGCAACTGGGTAAGGAAGCCATGATGGGCGACTTTTCGCGGATGCCGCGCACGTTTGGCGCGCTGGCGACTAGCACGGATATTTTGAAGGTGGCATTGAATCCGGTAGGTGCGGCTGTGCTGGGAGTGACGGCGGCGGTGGCTGCAGGCGTGTATGTTTGGAGTAATTGGGGAAATGCAGCCGAGGAAGCGACCAAGAAAGCGGCCAAGGGGTTGGCGGATGCACAGAAGTCGGCGGAAAAAGAGCAGCGGTTAACTCCGCAGGAAAGAATAAAGGCGCTGGACTACCGGATGCAGTCGGTGAGTTTTGATGTGCAGTACGAAGCCAGTGTGGCCGCTGATACGAGCAAACCGAACGAGCTGAGGGCTATTGCGGCCAGAACAGCCAGCGCCAAGCGGGATGAATTAGTCGGGCTTGGTCGGCAGAAGGCGGAGCTGGAGGATCAGCTCGCGAAGCTGGAAATTAAATCGTCTGAAAAAGATGCCAAGGATTTTCTCAAGAAGCAACAGATTGCCGAGAAGTTGGCACAGCAACAGGCCAAGGAATTTGCCGACGCTCAGGCACGGGTTGCCATTATCGAAGTAGAGGCTCAGGCCGGGGTTAAGCTGACCGAATCCCAGAAAAAATTGATTGTGCTGGGCAAGGAACAAGAGCAGTCCGCGTTGAGGTTGACGGCAGCGGAGTACAACCGGCAGGTGGTTAATCTGGCGGTGGTAGCCAGCGCGGAGATTGATGCGCAGGCCCGCAGCAAAGAAATGTCCGATTCCGCCAAGCTGGCCGAGCACTACACGCATGAGGCGGATGCGCTGAAGAAGCGGAACGATGCCACTGCGCTGAAAAACGAGATGCTTGGCAAGACAGCCGCCGAGCAGGCGGCTTTGCAGGTGGCGGCGATTGATAGCGAGATTGCCGCGCTGAGTGAGAAGAAGGCGGCGCTGGATGTTTCGGATGCGTATGACACGCAGCGGGTTTCTCTTCAGAAGTTGATTGATGAGAAAAATCGCGAGAAAAAAATTATTGCTGACTCCGCTAACAATAAAACGACGAATACTGCGGATAATCTTAATGAGAAGACGCGAAACAGCGCAATCGGCTCTACGGTTGGGGCAACGACCAACGCCTTTTTTGCCGATAACGGCAAGAGCTTCACCGAGAATTTCACCGGATCGTTTAAGTCGGCGCTGGAGCCATCGATCAATAAGCTGGTAACGCAGTTGATCGTGAATGCGATCACTACCCAGAACGCGATGACATCGAATATCAATACTGCCGACTGGGTGATGGCGATCATCGCGGCCGTCTCTACCCAGATTGGCAACTCTGCCCGCTCAATGGGAACGACGACGAATATCACCGGGACATTGGCCGGGGCGAGCAGCGGGAATCAGTCCAAGGCCATGCAGATGGATCAGACTTGGTTTGAGGGGCAGAAGAACTGGAACATCATCACGCAGGCTTCCCGCTCGACGCTGAATGCGTACTCGGCGGATATTCGCAGTTCGGCCGAAGCGATGTATGCCGCCGGGGATATGCTGGGTGTGGCGGGGACGCGGGCTAAGTCGCTCTCGATCAATGTTTCGACCGCTGGCAATGTGACGGATGCGCTGGCGCGAAATGTGGGCGTGCAGTTGGTGCCTTCCCTCGTATTGTTTCAGCGCGAGGGGGAAAACCTCGCGGCGACGGCGAAGCGGCTGACGGATGAATTCACGGCGACGAACAACCTCATCAATGCGGTGGGGGTTTCGTCGGGCAAGGTGTTTGGCGGATTCGGCTTGCAATCGGTGGCGGCGCGCGAGGATTTAATTGCGGCGGCGGGTGGTTTGCAGGCGTTTTCTGCGAGCTCGAAATCGTACATTCAGAATTTTCTGACTCCGGCGCAACAACTCCAGCCCGCGCTGGATGATGTGGCCAAGACGTTCAACCGTTTGGGTATCTCGGGTGTTTCGACCAACGCCGAGTTTGCGGCGCTGGTGAAGGCGCAGATGGAGCTGGGAAATACGTCGGTGGTAGGTCAGTTGATGACGGTAGCCGATAGTTTTAACTCGATCACGAAGTCGGCAAGCGATGCAAACAGCCAGTTGAATGCGTTGCTTAACAAGGACAACTTCGCAACCATTGTGGATTACGCCCGCGCCAAAGCGTTGAACGGTGCGGGGTCGATTGCATCGGCTCAATTGGCGGCTGCACAGAAAGCGGCTCAGGATCAGGCGGGAACAGCGGCGTTTACTTCTGCTAATGCTGCGGCAATTGCGGCGGCGAATCAGATCGTTCCAACTCAGACGACGACACCGCAGACACAGACTGGAAACGGGACGTTCGATCAGTTGCTGCAAAAGTTAAAGGAGGCGGTACTTTATTCATTGGATCAATGGTGGGGAAATCCGGGTAAGTTTATTACCGATGAGTTGAATAAAGCTTTTAACGGGCTGGGTAAAGACTTCAACAATGCTTTCGACGGTCTGGGCAAAGAGTGGAATAAAGCGTTCGATGGACTGGGAAAGGAATTCAATAATTTCGTCAACGGTATCGTGAATGGATTCAAAGATGCGTTGAGTGGTATCGGTAAAAGTATCGGTATCGGCGGCGGTGGTAGCGGACAAATCATTCCTGGCATCGACAACCCATTCGCCGGACTCAGCGATCCGCGCCTGAAGGAAAACGTCCATCAGGTCGGCATGACGAATCACGGCCTTGGTCTCTACGACTTCAGCTACAAATTTGACCGAAGCCATCAAATGTATCGCGGTGTGATGGCCGATGAAGTGCGTCAGGTAATGCCCGGTGCGGTGTCGGTTGGCCGCGATGGGTTTGACCGGGTCGATTACCGCATGCTGGGCATTCAGATGCAGAAGCTGCCCTCTTTCGACGTGGGAACGAACTTTGTGCCGCGCGATATGGTGGCGCAGATACACGGCGGCGAGGAAATTACACCGCGCCCTTACGTTGACTTGCAACGCGCTGCGCGCGAGGAAACCAATGCGCTGTTGAGCCGAATTATGGCGACGAATGCGGAGATGGCGAAAGAGTTGGCGCTGTTGCGCGCGGAGGCCAAGGCCAGCCAGCGCGAGTTGGTTACCAATACGAAAGAAACTGCGCGGGTGTTGGATAAGTTCGATGTGGATGGTATGCCTGCTGTGAGGATTCCCTAATGGACGCCTCTACTTTCCGCATTATTAAGCCGATATCGATACGCGATCTGGCGTTGTTGAGCAGCAATGTGCCATCGACTATCCAGCCGATTTATTCCGGCGCTACCGCTTATGCAGCAGGCGCTCTCGCCGGGACGATGATGGGGACAGTGCAGTCTGTCTATAAGTCGTTGCAGGCCAATAATATCGGGCACGATCCGGCGACCTCGCCTTTGTGGTGGGTTTCGGTCGGGGTGGTGTACGAGCAATTTAGCCCGACTAAATCGTATGCCGTAGGCGATGTGGTGCAGTTGGATAATCCGTCATTCACGGTGACGATTGCCTCGATGCTGGTGAGTGCGCTGGCGCACTTCCGCAAGGATGGCGAGGTGCTGACGCTCTCTACGACCGGGACGCTGCCGCCGGAATATTCAACCGGGGTGGAATACTTCATCGTGCAGTCCACAACCAACTCTTTCAAGTTGTCAAAAACCAAAGGCGGACAGCCTATTGTCGCCTCCAGCGCAGGCGCTGGCGTGCATACAGCCACGATGTCGAGCCACATGGTTTACGAGTCGCTGACAGCGCCAAACTCGGGAAATATTCCGTACAAAACACTTGGAACTAGCTGGTTGGAAGTCGGGACGGTCAATAAATATCAGATGTTCGATGCGGCGTATCAATCGCAGACGCAAAACATGGGCAGTATTGATGTGAGCTTGCACACGGCCAGCTTGGTGAATGCGGTGGTGCTGCTGAATACGGAGGGAATGTCGGCTACCGTGACACAGGTGGAATCAGGGTATAGCCAGACTAGACCATTACGCCAACATCCCGTGAATAATTGGTATGACTTTTACTTTACCGATCCGGTCGCGGCGGACGATTTGAGTTTTGAGGATATTCCGCCGGTGATCGGCGGCACGTTGAATGTTGTAGTCAATGGCGGAGCGGGCGTGGCCAAGTGCGGGGTTTTGCATGCCGGGGCGCGGACTTTGATCGGTAAAACAGAGCAGGGATTAACCCGTGAAATTGATGACTTCTCCGTGACTAAGGCGGATGACTGGGGAAATGTGAATTTGGTTAAGCGTGCCTACAGTCAAAAGCTACGCATGGATGTAGAAATCGACAAGGCTGATGCAGATATGGTCACACGCTATTTAGAACAAAACCGTGCGACGGAGTTGGTTTTTATCTGTATGACCGGATACAGCATGACGTATCTGTACGGATTCCTCGGTCCGTGGTCGTTCTCTCTGAAAAACGGAATTTCGATATTGAATTCCCAAATTAAAGGATTGGTATGAAACAGATTACTACGATGGTTGATACGCTTCCTGCAGCTCCAGATTCTTTATCGATGACGCGGGAGCAATTCAATATGGCCGCGGTGACTTTTGTGGCTGCTGAAAAAGCGATGGTGCCGCAGCAGAATGCGATGGCGGCGCAGATGAATGAGGTGGCGGCGGAGATTAATGCGGAGGCGGTTCAGGTCGCTGCCGATAAAACATTTACTCAAGCGGCCGCTGCTACTGTTGCTGCCACGGCAAACGCAGTGATGTGGAATGCCGCAACGAATTATGCTCAAGGTGCCTGCGCAATTTCGCTGATTGATTTTGCGACTTATCGGCGCAAAGTCGCCGGAACAACGGCTGCCGATCCATCTGCCGACCCCGTTAATTGGGGATCAACCATTGCGGGGCTGACTCCGCTGCAACAAGATCGTGCGGCGCTGGTGGCTGGTGCGGGGATGACTCCGAATGCGAATGACCCTACACAGCCGCTCGTGGCCGTGCAAAAGCTGATCGAGGCACGTGTCGGGGATTATTCGGTTGATACCGGAGCGGCCAATGCTTACGTTATTGCGCTTAACCCCGCGATTACTGCTTACACAGGGGATTTTACTGCGACGTTCAAAGCAGCCAATTCAAACAACGGCGCATCAACAATTAATTTTGGTGCGGGTGTAGTTCCCTTGCTTTCAAATGCTGGCGGCGCTTTGGGGCAGAACGATATTTTGGCAGGCAGTTTGGTCACAGTGAATTATGTAAATGCGGATGGTAAAGCGTACATAACATCGAGCGTGTTATCTCAGATCGACATGGTAAAAAATTCTTTGCCGTCGGTTTCTGCTGCATTTAATTCTCCAACTGCTGGATTGCTTACTGTTGGATTGCAGCCCTGCGTAATCGATTTTCGTAATAGCGATGTGACCAATGGTTCAGCAAATCGAAAACTGATTGCTGCTGCATTATCACTTTCTACTACGGCTATTACAGCATCGTTCGGTGCAGTTACCGGCGTTCCGGCCAGATTGCAAATTTTGGCAATCGATGACGGTTCGGCAAGCCCGCGTCTGGGAATTGTAAATACAGCGAGCGGGTTCTATTTGGATGAATCCGGGGTATTAAACTCCACAACAGCAATTGCCGGCGCGGCATCTTCTGCGGGTATTGTATATACAGCGGTTGCACTGGGGGCGGGATTGTATCCGTTCAAAATCGTCGGATTGATTGATGCAACTTGGGTAAATGGTACGGGCTGGAATGCCATTACGAAAGTAACCGGCTGCGGTGGATTGGCTACGCTGGGTGATGGTGGATTATATGTATCTGCAACTACTCAAGTTGCAGGGTCTACTACATCAGGAACCTACACAGATAGTGGTCTAACTATAACTTTAAACAAAGGTCGATACGCAATAGACCTGGGAGGTTTAGTGCAAATTACTTGTACAGCAGGTACAGGATTTGCGCAGGCAGTTTTGCAGTTAACTGATAACGCTAATGTGGTTAAGGTAATTAAATTAAGTGATTTCATAAGCTACACACTTAACTACACACACACAAAATCTATACGAGGTTCTGCAATATTAGATGTTCCGGCTACAACAACTTACAAACTTAGATTCGGATATTTAAATCAATCAGGAACCTCAACAGTTACTGCGCAACTTTTACAAGGTTCTGCTGGTTATGAAGAATTCTATATAAGGGCTTTACCACTATGAAATATTTTCGAGCAATTCAGGCGCTACATCCCAATCTAGTTGGTTATGCAATTGAAGACGATTCAACAGCTGATTTGGCTATCAGCACACTCAGCAATTGGCCGGCTGGAATTCCAGTTCCAACAGCAGCAGAAATATCTGTAAAGTATGATCGGATGATATTGGCAGAATCTGCGCAGATTGCGCTGGATCAAATTACCGGTGCGCGCGGTACGTTGGCGCGATGCGCGGCTGCCGGAATTGCGTTCCCTCCGGAATGGATCGCTCATGTTGCGAGTTTGCGATTGATTGCGAATGGTACTGATACCGCGTCGACGGTACTTCCAAAAACTCCGTTATATCCGGCTGGTACATGATGTTCCTGCGCTATATATTGAGTGCCATTATCTGGATCGTGCTCGCACTTATCTGCTGGGTATTCTCACCAGTCATTGCGCGTTTCATGGACGTTAAAACGCAGATGCTTCCCCATTGGCCGGGATGGTTTCAGACCGATGACAATCTCTGCACCGGGGACGATTCGTTCAAGCAAAAAGAAATGGCAGGCGTTACCGATCTATATGTGATCTGTTCCGCGTGGCTACGGAGAAATCCGGCTTACGGATGGCTGGCTGCGCGCGGTGTGGTGATCTCGACGGGATTACAGTACACCTGCGTCGGTGATCCGCTGATCGACATCGGTGATTTTGGCGCGCGCTTTGGAATCTGCTACCGCACGGCCACGATCAACGGCAAACGCTACTTCGATTGGAAGTGGGTCGGGCATCGTGACTGGCTGGGAAGGCAGAGCAAGGATTACGGCTATATGCTGCGCTTTGGTTGGAATCTGTCTGAACCATTCAAAACGGGCGAGGTGCGCAACCTCTATGTCGATATTCGCCCGCGTATCAAATTGCCTTAAAAAGACGGTGCGACCGTTATCGGTGTCTCACCACCTTTAACGGCCACCTCCCTGAGCTTGGACAAAGACATCGTTCTTGCGCACAGCGGATCAAGGTTTAACGGATGATAGGAAGGCTTGTATGTAGGCGGGGGGGATGGTGTAGGCGGCTTTACCGCCTGAGCCGCTGATCTGGAATGAGATTCCGGTGGCGGCGGATTTTTCCAGATAGTCGCGGGTGATGTTGATGCCAATGGCTTCATTTAGCCTGCATCCATATTGATCGCAGTATCCTACTTCGCGCTCAATCACACGAGTTTCAAGTTTGGTACCGTTTGAATCGTAGGTGGTGTCGAAAAATATCCATTGACCGCGTGTTGTGCTGACGTATATCTGATATGGAGGTTCGTCGGTATCTATATCAATCTTCCATGATCGAATGCTGACGCGATCAAACCCATCATCGCGAAAATGTATTTCGGGAGCTTGATAGTGGGTTACTTTTTTGAAGTTGTCTCGAAAAGTTGTAATACCTGCGGTTACGGCCGCTTTATCGTTTGGATCAACTCCCGGTGTTGATGTAGCACAGCCGGTGATGAGCAGCAGGGTGATGAGTAGAGCGGTTAGTTTTTTCAATTTAAATTCCTCAATCAATGAATGGAAAAATCATGAAGACAAAAAATAATCAGATACGCTCATCACGGTTTAAGGCGAAGCGGTTGATGCAGTCTATCATCATGGATGGGGCGCATACCCCACACGGGCAGCGCATGCTGTATAGACTAAACATAGCCATGATAAAGGGGCGCGTCTCGCTGGCATCAATGGGCATGACTAAGCGCAATAGAGACGGCGTTTAACATCGCTATCTGAAAATCTTTGGGGATTCTCGCGCTGTTAGGCGCACGATAAATTTCTTTCCCTATCGAGCTTATTCCCGCAGCTCCACAAGATACACATTGAGTATATACAGTTGCGATTTCACCGGACACATCCCAGTTGATGCTATGCGGAGAAGTCTTTTCGCAGCAGATACATCTGAATTCAAGCATTAACTCTCCTCATTTAAATATCTCAAGCAATGCGCGTATTTTTGATTCCGGCATTGATTCGATCATCGCTATCAACTCACGCTTTTCTTCATTTATTAAATAATTTCCAGCTTTTTCTCTAGCTACATATGATTTATTTATTTTTTCTGAATTTGTAATCGATTGGAACTTCTCTCCATTCCCTGTTGATAACCATTCAGGATCTACTCCTAGCGCCCGCGCAACATGAAATAAATGGCGAGGTTTTATTTCCTTTGTTTCTCCACTAATCCACCCAGATACGGCTGCACGACTTACTTTTGCAGCTCTAACTAGGTCAGATTGCTGCATTCCTGTTTCTTTAAGTCGTTCAACTAATCGCTCAGAAGTATTTGTCATTTTGTTAAGTCTACTTACATATGCGTTAAATATGCTTGACACATAATGTTAAGCTCACTTAACATTCATCCGTAAAGCAAACTTAACAAATCAAATGAAAACTAAAGATGCAATTAATCATTTTGGATCGGTAACTCGACTTGCCAATAAGTTGGGAATAACTAGACATGCCGTGTACTTATGGGGTGATCTCGTTCCAGAAGGAAGAGCATATCAATTAGAGGTTTTGACGAAGGGGAAGCTAAAGGTCTCATCAGCAGCTGTTAAGCACAATTAACGGATGACCATCCCTGCATTGGAGTGCAGGGATGATTCGGGTGCTCGTGATACTCGCTCGCTTGTTAGGCGTTCGCAGTATCCCCCGCACCCTCCAGCAGCAAAAGGTTAACTTTTTGGAGGGTTTCACAGATGGGCCAGCAATTCCCTATGGATGTGCAGCAGGCTTTCCATGACGTGGTTTTTGATTTCGGCGTGGATAAGCTTGCCGCGATGATGAGCATGTCGCGCGGCACGCTGTACAACAAGTGCAATTCAAACGAAAACGAGAACAACCACAATAAGCCTACCGTGCGCGATCTCGTTCTGGCGACACTGCTCACCGGCGATAAGCGCATCGCTCAGGCATTCAGCCGTACTGTCGGCGGCGCTCATGTCGAGCTGCCCGATCTTTCCAGTTTATCCACCGATACGTTGATGTTGCACATCCTCAAGATCGAGCATGAGGGCGGTGATTTTTACCGTGTGCTGCATCAGTCTCTTGAGAAAGACGATTCGATCAGCGCGGATGAGTTCACCGCTATCGAGAAAGAGGCGCACGAGTGGATTGCGGCCATTCTTGAAGGTTTGGTGCGTATGAAAGAGATGTCGGGAGGTGCCAAGTGAGCTTTCGCCCTGCCCCCTCTTCTTTGTCCAAGCGCGGCATTACAACCCTTTCCGACAATTTGCAGCCTGGCGAGCAGGTCAGCATTAGCCGCGCGTTTATCAATGTGTTTCGCCCCGAGCTGGAAGCCCGCTTGCTGAGCGGCGGGAAGCCGTGCGTTAACGGCCGCGTCAGTCAATCCAGTTCGTCTAAATAGCCGTGAAGGAATGTGTATGAGAGCGCCGGCTTGGTGGTTATCCCTATCGCCGGATGAGCGGGCGGATTTGGTGGGGTCGCTGGTGGTGGGTGTGGTGTGTTGTTTGGGGGTGTTGCTGTTGATCGGCAGCCGTTGGTAGTGGGTTTTTAAATTGGAGCGAGCGAAATGAATAGTCCTCATGAGGATTTTGTTTTTAAGCGGTTTCTGACCTTGGATGAGCAGCGCAAGCTGCTCTCCACGATCAAGCAGTTTTCCAGCCCGATTGCGCGGCGCGATGCGGCGGTGTGTCAGTTGCTGATCGGCAGCGGGATGCGCGTCGGGGAGTGTTTGGCGGTGTCTTGCGCTGATGCGGCGGATGCTTTGCAGTCCGGCTATTTGTTTGTGCCGAAGGAGCACCGCAAGAAGTCGGTGCGCGGCAAGGCGAAGTCGGGCGATAAGCCTGTGGCGGCGGTGGCGGCGGATTTGTCGGTGTATCTCACCAAGTCGGTGCGCGAGGCGTTGCTGGCGATACTTTCACTGCGCGAGGGTGCCGGGGTGAATGAGGCGCTGATTGTTTCGCGCCGGAGCGTGGCGGGCGGCAAGGCGATGACGGTGCGGGCGTTTGAGCTGCGGGTGGCGTTTTGGGCGCGGCAGGCGGGTTTGCCGGAGGGGGTTTCTCCGCACTGGTTCCGCCATACGCATGCGAAAAACATTGTGGCGACCTCTGAATGCACCGACCCGCTTCGCATTGTGCAGGCTCGTCTTGGGCAGATTTCGCGGCGCAGCACGGAGATTTATACCAAGGTAGACCGCGAGGAGATGGCGGCGGCGATGCGCGAGGTGGACGGGAAGGTGCATGGTAAGCCGCGGGTGCGGGTTGCGGGGTTGCGGAAGGCGTTTGAAGGGAGGGTGACAGCATGAGCTTATTTGAAGCCGAAGTATCAACAATAACTAGCAGCTTCATCAGCACCATGAACGTGATGAATGCCAACCGTGCTACTGCGGACATGATTGAGCAATTAGCAAACCTGCTGCGCGATGCAAACATAGCCAACCACCCTTGCCTCGTCGTGCATGCGCACTACACACCGACGCAGATTGACTACCGAATCATCATCTACCAGAGAGCGGCTGGACTGCAACGCGTCTTCGATATGCTGGGCGCGCTGATAGCCACCCAAGGTGGACGCATAACGCTGAGCGACGAAAAGCATTACAAGCAGAAGACGATATTCCTTCAGCTCCCGGAGCATCACATCATCGACCTAGATTTTGAGTCTGACGATATAACCAGAGAAATGCTGGCTGACGCTCTCAAAGAGAAGACCGCCGAGGTGATCTTATGAACTGTGAGCCACATCACGCACCTTGCGGGCATCCGTGTCATCACCAGAAAGTCGCCGTGCTCATCAAGTCATCGCTCGATCTCGCCGCCGAGGTGGACGGCCTCAAGGTGGCGGCGGCGCTGACGTTGGAGGAGAAGGCGCGCGTTCAGGGCATCGTTGAGCGTACCTATGACGCTTGCGAACAGTTGGGCGCGGTGATCGGGGTGGATGAATCCGGCGAGGAGGATTTGCACCTATGAGCCGCCGCCAAGAGCACCGCAAAAACAAACCGCCGCGCGATCGTAGCCACAAGCGCTACAAGCCCAAGCATATCCATCTGCCGGTGATGAAAGGCCTGCGTGATGAGTTCGCGCTGGTGCTGCATTCGGCTTTGACGGCGGCGGAGCTGGGGCATTTCAGCAAAGACCAGTACGACCGCATCGGTCAGGCGATCAACACCATCTGGGGCGCGCTGGAGCTGCGTCCGCCCAAGGGATCGGCAGCGGCCAAGCTGGTGATCGAGGGGGCGATGCGGGCGGTGAATGATGCCGGGCGGCGCGGTGATGTAACCGATGTGTGGGTGCTGCGCGATTGGGAGCAGGCGGCGGTTATGGCCGGTATTCAGAAGGCGGAAGAGATTTTGCTCCGGCTGGATGTGTTCACGCTGAACAAGGCTATCGAGCAGATCAACATCATGAAGGCCGAGGATCGGAGTGCTGAGAAGAAGTTCATCGTTAAAAACGGCGAGCAGACGGTCAGCATTGATATTCGCGATATTCAAAGCGTCACCATCGTCGAGATGGATGAAACCAACAAACCGCTATGCGCATACAAGGCTGTGCGCGGCGAAGAAGAAAGGATTGCAGCATGACTACTACACAACAACTCCGCCCCGAAGTGATGGCCTTTGCCATGCTGATGGAAAAACGCTTGAGCCAAAAGGATGAAGACAAGGGAACGCGCTGGAAATCTAAAGACCCGTTCGATTTGATCTGCGATACCGGGCTGACAGCACATCGACTGCGCTGCGCGGTAACTGACAACGACATTTCATCGACCATCCGACACGCCGTTGATCTGGCTAATTTCAGCATGATGGTCGCGGACGTTTCCGGCGCATTGGGAGAGCAAGCATGATTGTCCTAGCGCTATTCGCCAGCACTTTCATCTTGGTTTTTGCTCTCGGTATCCAGAGCCTGAACGTCAACAACGGACACCGCATGGCGGCGATGTTCACTAGCTTTTTCATCGGCTCTAGCCAAATGGTGCTGTTCAAACTTGCGCCATCCGCAGACTTATTTGAGACGGCTGCTTTCCTGCTAGGTGGCCCATTCGGAATTTATGCGGCCATGGTCGCGCATCCGCATCTTGTGCGGATTATCAAACGGAGAAAATCATGAACTTACCTGAACTGCACGAAGAACTTTTCGACCTGACGATTCGCATCGACAAAATCATCCTGCTGGCTGTGGCAATTAACGAAGACAGCATGTCGGAGGATCTGCAAGAGATTCTCGAAGAAGAGGATTACGAGCTGCTGGAAAAACTTTTCGGGCTGCCGGCCGGAAAGGCGCATGTTGAAAGCTGGGATGCGAAAGACATTCGCGAATGGTTGGTACATCACCGCAAGTTTGGTTTCCTCATTGAATTGGCAACGCCTGCTCGTAAATATTTCACGGCAAATAGTTGGAGTTCGAGCTGGGGGAATTACGCCATCAACTGGATATATGCCGACACGCTTGAAGAGGCCATTGATCTCGCAAAGCAATGGGCGGAAGCCTATCACTTAAAAGCGCTGGAGAAATTCAAGGCGAAAGGCGGTGCAGCATGAGACACCCCACCACCACTCAAGAAATCCGCCACTTCCACCTCTTCTGCGGCCTCGGTGGCGGTGCTGCCGGGTTTAACAAGGGCGAGGCGCGCGTCGGGGCGATGGCGGCGCGGTTCCGCTGCATCGGCGGTATCGACGTGGACGCGGCGGCGATCAAGGATTTCAACAAGCTCTCCGGTGTGCGCGGTACGGTGCTGGATATGTTCGACCGCGACCAGTACACCGACTTTCACGGCAAAGAGCCGCCAGCCGCTTGGCGCGAGGCCACACCTGTGGACATTCAGCGCGCGGCGGGCAATGAATGCCCGCATATCGTGTTCCTCTCCGCGCCGTGCAAGGGGTTCAGCGGGTTGCTGGCCGAGGGTAAGAGCAAGACGGACAAATACCAAGCGCTGAACCGGCTGACGGTGCGCGGGGTGTGGCTGACGCTGGAGGCATTCAAGGACGATCTGCCGGAGTTGTTTGTGTTTGAGAACGTGCCGCGCATCGCGAACCGTGGGCGGCATTTGCTCGATCAGATTCAGTCGATGTTGCAGCACTACGGATACGCGACGGCGGAGACGACGCACGACTGCGGCGAGATCGGCGGGCTGGCGCAGTCGCGCAAGCGCTTTTTGCTGGTGGCGCGCAATGTGGCGAAGGTGCCGCATTTCCTCTATGAGCCGCCGAAGAAGATGCTGCAATCGGTGGGCTCGGTGCTGGGGCGCATGCCGGTGCCGGGAGACGGTCGCGGCGGTGTGATGCACCGCATCCCCGCGTTGCAGTGGAAGACGTGGGTGCGGCTGGCGTTTGTGGAGGCGGGCAGCGATTGGCGCAGCCTCAATAAGCTGGCGGTGGAGGATGGCGCGCTGCGCGATTATTTGATTTGCCCGGAGATGCGCAACGGTGTGCTGGGGGTGCGCGAGTGGGATGCGCCGATGGGCGTGGTACCCGGTCGCAGCTTGCCGCTGAATGGGGCGTATTCGGTGGCTGATCCGCGCTACAAAGGACAGGACTACAGCCAGTACGGTGTGCTCAAGTTTGATGAGCACATGGGCGCGGTGAGCGGGCAATCTAAGCCGGGCGGCGGCAAGTACACCATCGCCGATCCGCGCATGTCTCCCTCTGCTTCGCGCCACTACAACCTGTACCGGGTGATTCATTGGGACAAGTCCAGCAACGTGGTGGCGGGCAGCAGCCATGTGGGCGGCGGCGCGATGTCGGTGGCTGACCCGCGCCGTGTGGGGCCGACATTCGGCAAGTATGCCGTCACCGATTTTAATGGCAGCACGGGAACGGTGATTAGCGGCAGCACGACGGGGCAAGGCGCGTTTGCCGTGGCCGACCCGAGGGCGATGTCTCGCGAGAAGGGCGATGCGTTCCTGACGGGCGGGCACTACGGCGTGCTGGACTGGAACGAGCATTGCGGCGCGGTGAGCAGTGCCGCTTGCCACGACAACGGCAGATTTTCCATCGCCGACCCGCGCATCCCCGCGCCGGACGAAAAGCTCATCGCGATCATCCGTTCGCTGGACGGCACCTGGCACAGACCTTTCACCACGCTGGAGCTGGCCGCTCTGCAAGGGCTGGTAGACCCCGAAGAGCAGCTCGAACTGGACGGCCTCAGCGATCAGGCATGGCGCGAACGCATCGGCAACGCCGTGCCCGCACCCGCTGCGCAAGCCATCGCCAGCGAGATGGGCAGGACGCTGTTGCTGGCGTGGAGCGGCGAGACGTTTGCGCTGTCGGCGACACCGATATGGGTGCGGCCGGTGGCGGTGGCGTTGAGTGTGGCAAGGGGGGAGGCATGAGCACCATTTACGTCGATCTCGTTTTAGACAGCGGGGAACTGGTACGCATTGAGTGCCCTGACCAGTTCGAGAATGAGCTGCACGAGGCGCTGTATAACTGCATGAAGCGCAAAGAGCCATGGTCATCCGGCCAGTTTGACGGCTGCCATTCCACTTTCATGGGGATGCCGATCAACAAGGTGAACATGGCTCGCGTGGTGGGGGTGATATGAGCTGGAAATGCAATGTTTTGAATTGCGGTAACGGCCAATGCATCCACAAACTGCTGGATACCAAATGCCCGCATTGCGGCTGCAATATGGTTCAGGTAACGACTACCGGACATAAGTTTTGCGGCAACCATCAATCACTTTGTGAATATGAAGAGGAGGTTAAAGAATGAAGCTGATCGAGTTTCCAGAACAAACCGTAATTATTGCGAAGGATCAGCCGGAATACCTTCCGCTACCTGCACATCAATTTCACGACAACGAAGGAACGATCGCATTCTGCTGGCAGTTGAGTTGGCGTGAACGTTTCAAGGTTCTATTTACAGGGGTGCTGTGGCATCAAGTTCTGACATTCCATACACCGCTACAGCCACAAATGCTGGGAACGGATAAGCCGGAGATGAAAAAACAATGATCCGATCCTTCGCCGTCTTCGCCACCCTCACCGCCACCGCAATGGCTGCTGTGGCCGCGTGGGATCGCGGCGGCACGATCATCGACAAGGCGTTGCTGGTTGCCCTCTCGGTGGTGATCGTGCTGGCCGTGCATTTGATTCCGACGCTGTCTCGCCGTCCGGTGGCTTGGGCGGTGTGGGCGGTTTGTTTGTTGTGCGCGGTTTTTGGGCACCTCACCTTTTTAACTCACGCGAGCTTGCGCGCCGCCGATCTGCGCTCGCAGGAGTCGGCGTTGTCGGTCGGCACGGAGCGGCAGATTGCGGCGGCGCGGGAGGCGTTGGCGGAGGTGGTGGCGCGTCCGCTGGCGACGGTGGCGGCGGAGTTGGCGCAGGTGGGCGACCGGCGCATGCGGGCGGCGCTGCGGGTGGAGTTGGATGAGGCGCGGCGGGCGGAGGGGTTGCGCGATGCGTTGTCGCGGCTGGAGGCGGAGTCCACCGCCGTGCGGGTAGTCACGGGCGCGTCCGATCCGGTGACTGCACGTCTGGCGGCAGTCACGGGGTGGACGGAGGGCGGTGTGTCGGTGGCGGTGGGGATGACGTTCGCCGTGCTGATCGAGTTGATCGGCGCGTTGCTGTGGTGCGAGGCGCTGCGCCCGCGTGACTCGGCCATGACTCCCGCCAGTATCAGGGATGCGGGGGATGGTGACTCGGTGGAGGATGGCGGTAACGGGGGCGTGACTGCTTCTGTGACTGAGCAAGTCACGGCGGTCAGCGAGGCGATTAAGTCGGGTATTTGCGGTGCAAAGGTGGCTGACATTCGCGAGTTTTTGAAATGCGGTCAGGCGCGAGCAGCGGAGGTTCGGCGGTTGATTGTAGCGGCTGAGTCGCGTGAGTAGCGGTAACAAAAACAAGTTTTTATAGGGATGACATCGTGGCAAGCATAGAAGAATTGAAAAATCGCATTGATCTTGAAGACCTTGCCGAGCGTCTTGGTATGAAGCGTCCGGGTAAAACGGGAAATTGGTGCAGTCCGCATCATGCGGATAAGTCTCCGTCGGTGGAGATCGCGCCGGCGCGAAATCCGAAGACGTGGCGCGATTACTCCGGCGGTGATGAGGATGGTGGTTCGTGCATTGATCTGGTGATGTATGTGCTGGGCATGAGCGATGTGGGTGAGGCGGTCAAGTATCTGCATACGCTTTACGGTTTTCCAATGGATAAGCCGGAGCGCAATGAGAATGAGCCGCAGCGCGAGAAAAGCCGTGCTGAATATATAGCGAAGCTATGCGCTGACCGACCTGAGCGGGTTATGGATTATCTGGTTGGGCGCGGTATTCATGAGGATGTGGTGCGCCATGCGATTAAGAAAGGGAGCGTGGGTTTTAACGATTGGACTAGCGACAAGATTCAGGAGGGAGAGCCGGGGCATGGTGGGCCTGCTGCTGCTTTTATTGTCCGCTCGCTTAATCCGGGAAATGTGGTGGCGGTTGATTTGCGTTACCTCGATGCGGAGAAGAATGGGAATGTGAAGACGCAGTGTCAGGGCGAGAAGTATGGCTACGGCTGGACTTCTGATTTGAAGAGGCTGCAAACAGCTCATACGGTGTATGTGGTGGAGTCGCCGATTAATGCGTTGTCGATAGAGAGTTGTTTTTTGCCCGGTGCGGTTGCTTTTGCGGTGCGGGGAACGAATGTGAAAGCGATTGATTGGGGGTTCTTGCGCGGTAAGAAGGTGGTGATCTGTATGGATAACGATCAGCCTCTGCCGGATAAGTTGGCCAACGATAAGCCTAATCCAAGGGCGGGTGAGCGTCCCGGCCTGAAAGCGGCATGGGAGCTGCACGAGCGTCTTACTGCGTTGGATATTTCGGCGCTGATGGTGGATCAGCAGCATTGGGAGTACGAGGACGGTGAGCCGATCAATGATGTGAATGATTGGATTAAGCCGAATGAGTCCAGAAAGCCGATGGGGGTCGAGAAGCTGAGGGCGGCACTGCAAAAGCTGGAGTCATGGCTGATACCGGGGATGCCGGGTAGCGATAAGTTGGAGGGGTATGTCGGCAAGCGTAGGGTGTATCTGCCTTATCACGATGATTTGAAGTATTGGCGCTATCGGGTGCGGGATGATTTCACCAGCTTTGTGACGGTGAAGACTGATCCTGAAACTAAAGAGGAGCGGATGGAGTATGCGGAGCTGTGCGGCTTTCGCGTGGCAGGTATTTCACGGGTGACGATTGCGGGGGCAACGTCCACGATGACCGGTGACGATGACAATCAGCCGAAGGTTTCTTTCGCAATCAGTGTGCAGACTCCTCGCCACGGCGCGACGCTGGTGCGGCGTGTGGTGGAGGATGAGCGGCTGCATAACATTGAGACGTGGAAGAAGTTGGGGCCGGTGTTCAATCAGTCCGCGTTTTCACGCATGGTGAATATTTTGGAGCGGGCGGCGCATATCGGGGCGCGCAATGCGGCCAATTTTGTGGGGTTGTGCTACCGCGATGGGAAGTTGATCGTGAATGAGGGGCCGGATTGTTATTTTTCCAGCCCTGAGCAGCAGTGTCCGTATTACAACTTGTCATTCAATTCAGGGACGGTATCCGATGCGCGCCGGGTGTTCGAGGCGTATCAGTCCACGTTTAAGCAAAACGCGGCTTTGCTGCCGCTGGTGTGGGGATTGGGTGGGCATTTGAAGGTGCTGCTGGGTTTCTGGCCGCACATGATGATGCAGGCGGATAAGGGGCAAGGTAAATCGACGCTGATTAAGCGGCTGGAGCGGACGATTGGGTTCACGATGTTTTCGGGGCAATCGCTGCAAACCGAGTTCCGTTTGCTGACTTCGATTTCGCATACGTCTCATCCTGTTGGGTGGGAGGAGCTTTCTGCACGTCGGCAGGACATTATTGATAAGGCTGTCGGGCTGCTACAGGAGAACTATCAGTACACGGTGAACCGCCGCGGTGCAGATATGACTGAGTTCCTGATTTCGGCACCTGTTCTGTTGGCCGGTGAGGATGTTCCGGTGCGTTCGCTGATCGGTAAGATCGTGCGTACTGATTTGACGGGGAAGAAGGGCCCCATCATGCCGCATGATTTGCCGCGTTTCCCTGTGCGGCAGTGGATTGAGTTTTTGTCCACGTTGCAGCGCAGCCAGGTGTTGGATTTGTATGGCCGCATGCGGGAGTTTTGTCTGGATCGTTCGCTGGCCAGCGGTGAGGATGACGGTGCGGTGCGTATGGCCAGCAACTATGCGGCGTTGCTGACTTGCTGGCGCTATTTGTGCGAGTTCTCGGGTATCGACTCTAAGCAGGGTGATTTCACCCATGATCTGCTCGCGGAGATGAATCGGCACATCAAGGAAACCAGCGCGGATAGAGAGCCTTGGGTGTGGATTGTGGAGACGCTGTTCAGCGAGATTTCACGCAATCAGTATCAGCATCCGTTCGATTGGGGCAATGTCGGCGAGGAAGAGTGCATTCTGCTGCGCACCAGCCATGTGATGGATCATCTGGCTCATACCCCTGCCCTGCGCGAGAAATGGAACGGTCTGCCGGTAAAGTCTGATCGGGTATTTAAGAAGCAGATGCGCAATGCCGGTGTGCTGGTGACCAGTGCGGACGGTGAGCCGTTGGAGCTGGAACGGACGATCAATCATCGGCGTGTCGGGCATTTGGTGGCGTTATCCCGCTCAAAGCTGGAGGCCTACGGCCTGTATGCCAGTAAACCGGAGATTATTCACAATGTTTAACCTCCCCCGTACCCCCTCAATAGAAACGCTGCCGCAAAAGGTCGCGCCCTGCGCTCTTGTTCTCAAAGGTTGTGGGGCGTGCGCGCTGCGAGTCGTGGATTTTTCAATATTTTCATCTAAGTATTTGTTCTTGGAG